GGCGTGGGCTGGAGCGTGTGGGATAAGCGCAAGCAGCAGTAACAGGCTGATCGGCATGGACTGGTCGCGTTACCCCAACTTCACCGAGGCCGAATTCCGCTGCCGTCACTGCGGCCGGCAGCAGATGCAGCCCGAGTTCATGGAGAAGCTGCAGGCGCTGCGCCATCAGTACGGCAAGCCCCTGCGCGTGACCAGCGGCTATCGGTGCCCCGACCACCCCATCGAGAAGGCCAAGGCGCACCCCGGGATGCACGCCACCGGCTTGGCGGCAGACCTCGGGGTGCAGGACGGCGATGCCGTCGATGTGCTGCGCCTGGCGCTCGGGCTTGGGTTCACGGGCATCGGCGTCCAGCAGAAGGGTGCAGGCCGGTTCCTGCACCTTGATCTGCGGCAAGAACCGACGATCTGGTCATACTGACTGACGCCACCACGCGCTCGACGCTGCTGAATCGGTGCAGGTTGCCGCACTCGTAGCGGCGGCGAACGGTGTTATCCGTAGCCCTGCTGCGCGTTTCCAGCTTGGTGGCCCAGGCTCCGCAGAGGGGGCATTTCATGTGATTCCATGCGCCCGCTCGATGGCGCGGGTAATGGTGATCGCCGTGTACTTGCTCACACCGCAATGCCCCGTGGCACGGTAAATCTCCTCCTCCGTCAGCGGCTTGCGCTGGGGCGGGGCGGTGTAGAGCAGCCGCACGGTGCGGCCCGCTGTTGCTGCCCGCTCCGCAATATCTGCGTCAGGCGGATCGCCGTAGCACGCCCGCCCGTACGGCAGGCCATCGAGCATCCAGTTCCACGCCACCGGCTCCACCGGCTCGGCCTGCGCTGCAGGCACATAGCCCCACTGCGTGGCAAGGCGCTTCTGAACAGCGGGGTCGCGCAGGTTGAGCGGCTCGACCTGCTGCGCCAGGGCGGCGCGGAGTGCGGCGACGGCTTGGCGCGCTGTCACGTTTCCAAGCACGCAGGCGTCAGGCTCCCACGGCAGGCAGAACTTGAGCAGGTTGCGCAGCGTCGTCGTGTGCGGATCTGCGCTCACTGGCTCGGCCTGCTGCGCCCGCACGGGAGGCCACGGGTGCATCCACACCGGCTTGGCCTGCTGCGCTAGGGCGGCGGAAAACTGCTGCGCGGCTTTGATAGGCGCTTCGGCATAGACCAGATCAACCCCACGGGTCATTTGCTCGACCACAGCTTTGTGCGGAAGCCCAAGGTGGAGGGTCATTCCGGCATCGCGCATGATGCGCGTCACATCTCCTGTGTACGGCTCCTGCACCGGCTCGGCCTGCTGCGCGTGCAGTTGGCGCACTCGTCGCTCAAGGTGGCGCACATGCTCCCTCAGCACATCGACATCGTTCCCGGGGTCTGTGGGGTCTTTCTGCTGCGCCAGGGCGGCTTCCAAGGCGGCGCACACATCGGCTGCGTTGCCGTCGTACTTGCCTCGGGCAACGCCTTTCAGACACTCCAGCGCCTGCTGGGCGGCGGTTCGTAGATCACTCATGTCAGCCTCCTGTGTAGTGCTTCGATGCGATGCAGAGTCACTCCATCGTCGTATTCGTCCGGGTCTTCGACCGCTGCGGGCGGGATGATGCGAGACGCCACGAGCGCATAGCGCAACCGCTCGATAGTGAGGGGTTCAGCCTGCTCCTGCGCCAGCGCGGCGCGTAGGGCGGTGATCTCATCAGCAAACCACATAGTGGTGGTTCTGTCTTTGTTGTTCAGTAAGGCTTTAGCGTCTTCCAACACCTCCAGCGCCTGCTCAACGACGGCGCGGTCAATCTGCATGGCGGTCATGTTGTGTCTCCAGTAAATGTGCCTTCACGATTTCCAGCACGCCAATGGCTTCGGCCACCGAGATTCTGTTTGCGTATTCGTAAATCAGCTTCTCAATATCTCCGGCCAAGGCGCCAAGGTGTTCCTTCTTAAACGGGGCGGCTACGATGTTGCTCATTGCTTCTCCTTCCTCGTGCATTCCGCACATCTCCAAATCCCCCGCCGCATACTGCCGCCCGGATGGTAGCGGAAGTCCTTGTTGCAGGCAAAGCAGCGGCGGAGGAAGGCTCGGGGGTTGATGGTCATTTCAGCACCCCGCGCCAAGGGATGTTTTGGTATGGGCTACGAGTGTCTTGCAAGCGCAAAGCGTCTGTCGGGGTTGTTGTTGTTTTCCAGGACCATATCTGGCCGTTCCAATAGCAGTAGCCAACATCACCTGTGCGGTACTCCCGCTCATACACACCAACCCGCACCGGCTTGACGGTGCCGGGGAACCATGGTGTCAGTTTCATTTTTCTGCCCTTTCAATCTCCACGCACAGCGCGGCCATGGTGTCTTTGGCCTGCTCGACCAACGCCCACAGCACGGCGTCGGCTTGAAGACAGGCACGAATGGCGTCGTTCTCATCGCCGGGGCCCTTGTCTCCAGAGTCAACCCATTCAATGTCGTGCAGGGCCTTGGCAACTTTGGCGAGATGCACCTTAAACGCCAGCCTCTCTGGCGTGTTGGTGACAAAGTTCGCTTCGTACTCCAGCTTGGAGTACAGGTAGTTCATGCTGCCGCCGCTCATCTCACCTCCAAAAGCACAAACCCGACGCCAACGAGCGAAAAAACAATCCCCAGCATGACGCCCACCTCGGGCGGCACCAATGGCGCAACATAGACTGCGCTCATCAAGAAGCAGGCTTCTTGCTTTTTCATCTCACACCCCCAACGGCGCAAACACCAGCCCCAGCACCAGCAGCGCCACGGCCACCAGCAGCCAATCGTGCCACCACGGGTCAGGCGGGGGCAGCTGCACGCCAAGCTCGTCCAGGTCCACGCACGGCTCTGCAGCCTGCGGGTAACGGCCCTGCTGGTCGCAGCCCAGCGGGATGCGCGGGTTGTACGGCATGGGTTCGTGCGCCTCGGGGTGCAGCACGCGGCGGATTTTGTCTTCGGTGGTCATTCCTGCTCTCCCCTGAGATACCGCTGCAGCCGCTCAATCCGCGAGCGATGGTAAGCGCACATCGCGTCCGCGTATTCCGCAGCGGACTCTGCGACCAGCAACTGCCGGCGAGCCTCGTCTAACTCGCGTGCTGCCAGAACCTCGGGCGACGCTGGGCGGAACATTGCTGTCAGTGATTGACGCATCCAGTTCATGCTACGAGCGCTCCCGCAATTAACCCGCATGCGATTGCGGAGTACACGTTCATCATGAACGGCACTCGGACTTTGCCGAACGCAGCCAATAATTCCGGCAAAAGGTAGCCCATCAGGGCGCAACCGGTGATCAGCATCCACGGGGTTTCTACGGTCATACGCCCTCCTTCGCCCGGCGCTCATAGGCCAGAATGTCGCTCATCCGATACCTGATGCGCGGCCGCTCACCGTCGCCAAGGCGCAGATACGCAGGCCCGCTGTTGTTGGCCCGCCACTGGCTGAGAGTGTGCAGGCTCAGGCCCCAGCGGATGGCAAGCTGGGCGGGGGTGATCAGGTGCTGATCGGGGGGTTGGCTGGCGGCGCTCACAACGCACCCCCTTCCGCCTCGGGCGCGGGCGCCTGCTCGGCACGGATCTCCTCCGCACGGCGCTGCACTGCGGCAACCACGCGGTCGCGGTCGGGTCCTTTCGGCACCTGGCGCATCTGCGGGCGCAGCGTCTCCAGAAACTCCAGCGTGCTGGCAAGCTGGATCTGCTCGATCAGGGCGTCTATGCCTACGGCCGGCCCGGGCGGCGGCGGCGCTGCCGGCGGCTTGGGCGCGGCGCGGCGCTCTTGCCTCGCTTCCCTCTGCTCCTCCTCGTAGCCGGACTCCAGCGGCAGCTTGGCCCACAGTTCGTAGGCAAGGCCAAACGTCATGGCCGCCGCCAAGCAGATGCCGCGGCGATGCGTGTCCGTCAGGTCGCGTGCCGTGATCTTGTCGTGCGGAATCGCGGCGTTGCGCGTATCCATGACGGCCTGCGGAACTGCGGGCGTGACCTGCTCGCCGTTGCGGAAACGGATCAGCAGGTAGCAGCCGACAGGCGCTGCGTGCAGCAATCCGCCCTCCGCGCTGGGCACCGTCTCTGGTAGCCAGCCGGGGGCGTGCTCCCGCAGAAGTTGCAGGGTGCGCGACCAGTTGATGTAGGCAGCCTTGAAGTTGCCACCGCCGATGGTTTCCACTAGATCGTGCGTGGCAATTCCGGCTAGATTGGGAAGTTGCATGGTTGTTCTCCGGGGCGGCGCACCGCCCCTGTGGGTTAGTCGCTCAGGCCTGCGGCTTCACCCGCCGGCAGTTCCTGCTCCTGAACGCCGGCGGTTTCCACCGCGACGCCTGCGGCCATCAGGCTGATGATGTCGTCCTGATCGGCCTGCGTCACGTGGAACGTGGGCGTGACATGGCGCAGCGCGTCGGCCGAGGTATAGGCCCGCACCAGACGCTCGTTGCCGTGCATGTCCGTCACGATGTAGACCTTCATCTTGCGCGTGTAGGGGCGCTTGGCTCCCGGCGCCGCACGAAACGGAAACGGCTTGTCTAGAGGCGAAATTTCGTTCATTTCCTGCTTTCCGCAAGGCGCCGCAGCGCCTCGACTTGTGCGCCGACCTCTTTGAGGAAAGCCGAGACCCCGAACGCCAGGTCGGCGATAGCTTTCGGGTCGGCGTGAATGCGCTGCACGTGCAGCTGCAACGGCTCAGGCATGCGGGGGTCGAAGCTGACGAAATCGCACCACTCGCGGCCAGTGATCCACATCTGGCCCTGCACCTGCGGCGCGTGCTCTGCCGGCATGCCGTTCAGCAGCGTCTCAATATGCGTGGCGCTGTTGTACGGGCACTTGATCTCGATCAGGCCGTCCCAGTCCACCAGGCCGTCCGGGCTGCAGCCTGCCATCAGGACGTCGTGTGCCACGAAGCCGGTTTCCTCCACCGCGACGCCCGTGCGCTGCTCGTATGCGGCGCGCGCTGCGGCCTCCTGCTCCGTGCCCCAGCGCATGGCGGCGTTCTCGTAGCTGGGCACCGGCTGGCCGGTGAGGCGCTCGACAACCAGTTCCGTCAGGTAACGCTGACGGTCGGCGGCGGGTGCGCCGTTTTTGAGGCGGGCCATGACGTCCTTGAACCTGCTGGCGGTGGCTTTGCCGCACCTGGCGGCGTACCAGTCGTCGGAGCGCTGGTCTGCGGTTTCGAGGATCATTTGTTGTGGTCCTGTCGGTAGAACTGCTGGAATTTTTTGTCCGACTCTAGGTGAAAGCCGTATTGCATGGCGCCGTGCATTTCTTCGCCAAACGCTTTACCCAAAACGCGCAAATGCCCCTCTTTGCTGGAAAGCAGAGCATCAACCGATAAATTGCAGATTTGAAGAAAACGCTCCAATAGCTCTATGTACTCCCCCAAAAGCTCTTTTGCCAGCTCCAAATCGCGCTGAGTATTGTGATACTTGCTCAATAGCTGTTGCGACCTCTCGGCGCGTTTTGCAAGTTCCGCAATGCTGATCGTCACCCTATCTTCGGCTTTCATCGCGTGTCCTCCTTCCACCCTTCGCGGTCGGCCAGTTCGTCTTGGTCTTCCTGCTCAGTGGTGTAGATCGCATCCTCGATGCCGCCGGCCACGCCGTCGTACATGCGGCCGGCAGCGATCAAGTCGCCGTGGCCGGTTTGCTGCAGCAGCTCTGCTGCTTCGTACAGCGCCACCAGCAAGTTGTGAGCCTGCTGGCGGTACTCGTCCACCAGGACGCGGGCGTCGCAGACGCGCAGGTGGCTGTATGGGTTGCTCATGCTTCCTCCTTGATCGGCACGATAACGCCCTCAATGCCGCTGTGGATGCGCAGCCTAGAGGCGGCAGCGAAAGCGCGGGCGCGAAGAATGCCG